ATGCAAATGACCCTCATGGAATACATCACACAGCACTTTAATGGCGATCTTCACCGCTACGCACAATCCGAAGGCGTTAGCCGTGAACAAATCATCAATTGGATCGATAATGAATGCCACGTAATCAAAGGACGATTATTTATGCCGGTGCGGCATCTGCCCGGTGAACAAGCGCAGTGATGACGAAAAAAAACCCCGCCAAAGCGGGGTTTTCTGTCCTTGATAAACTTTGGTTTTTCCGAGCTATCAAGGGGTTGCTGAATTCTTGGGGTATCGGCGTTAACCAGCATTCACCATATCGATGGATGAAATATGGATGCCAGTCCGCAAAGGATTCAGCGCGATCGCATCGTTCAAATGGTCTGGCGCAAAGTGCGCATAAGCCATCGTTTGTTCAATCGTAGAGTGGCCTAATATCTTGTTTAAAGTAAGAATATTTCCGCCATTTATCATGAAATGAGCCGCAAACGTATGCCGCAGTACGTGGGTCGCCTGCCCCTTCGGGAGATCTGGCTTTAATGCCTTCAGCGTCTCCCGAAAATCCATGTAGTTCACCTCAAACAATCGCCCCGTTCCCTTAGTTTTGACATACCTCATCACCTCATCAGAAATCGGGACAGTCCGAGCCCGACCGTTTTTAGTCTTCGTGAACGTCACTTTCCCATGCATAACATTTTGAGCCAGCATGTTCTGTGATTCGCCCCAGCGGCCACCGGTACTTAAACACAGAACGGCCAGCCTTCGGGCATCACCTGACAAGACTGATAGCAAGCGGGTTATCTCCCCCTCCGTTAGGTATGACATTTCCGGCTTCTCTTCTTTCAAGATCGGAATACCTTTTAACGGGTTTTCATGGTGATAATCTTCCGCCTCAATCAGCACGCGGAACATACTCCGCAGCGTCGTCAACTCCCGATTGATTGTTGAGGCTTTAATTCCTTCGAACAATCGTTGCGACCTGTATTCAGTGATAAAGCCTTTTGCCACTTGCGAGGCCCGCGGGTTATCCATATCGCTGATCAGCTTCTCAAGCTCAACTTGCCGCTTCTCGCCATATTTATGGCTGCGCCCTTCAAGTTCCCACCACCTGGCAAGCAGCTCGCTTAACCGCCGGTGATCTGCCGGTTTATCCAGCCACTCTTTGTTATGCATGTTGCTGACAACATATTTTTCGAAAGCAACAGCATCAGCCTTCTTGTCAAATACTCGCTGGATACGGCGTCCTGCCGTTCCACGCGGTCGAATATCCACTTTATAGCGTCCACCTTCGAGCAGCTTAACGGTCATAGCTGACACCTCCGGTAAACACATTATTTCTCACAACGTAACAGGCAGTTACGCGATAATTTTCATATAGATAAGCAAGATGAATACTTAACCAATCTTTTGGTCTGAGCGCTGAGAGCTTTCTTTCTCTTGCCCAAAGTGTGCGAGAACCGGTGCGATTTGACCGGATTCAGGGGCTATCTTTCCGGTAATGAACCATAGGGCATATTTTTCGAACCTCGGATGATTAAGGATGTTCGTGATCACTTCGGTGTTTGGAACTGTTTTATCTTCTTCATAGCGCCACAACGCATCGTTCCCAATGCCAAGCATTTTAGCTACTTCCGGACGACTGGTTAGGCGTTCACTTTCGCGCATAAGCTTAAGTTTGACGCCAATTGTCATATGCATATTGCAAATCTCCTATATCGATCGTAATATCACTATACAAACCGCATGAATGGGGTAAATAATCGAGTAATACCCCAAAGATGGAGATTATCACATGAAAGATGCAGTTTTGAGCGCGTTGTTTAAGATTCCCGACCCAATCAATGCAGATGAGTTTTCCCGCCGTACCGGCAAGACTGCATCAGCAGTTCGTCACATGATGGACCGTCGCCTGTTACCGATGGTTACCGAACGTGAGGTGCTCGGCGCTGAAGGTAGCACCCGCCGGCTTTTCATTCTGTGGAATGAGTGGTTAGAAATGGTTCACGAAGCCACCGGGAAATTGCCACCGGAGCGCCAGGACTGGCGAGCTGGTTGGATTAAAAAGGCGAACAAGCTGGCTAACGACATGGGGGTAAACATGTTCAATAGTGAGCCAGCAGCATGAACCGCCCGCATGCTCTGATTCAGTTGTCGAAGCACACCTTCGTTTATCGCGGGTTCACTATCCATAAGTGCCCACGCCATAGCGAAACGAGCCGCACGGCCTATCAGCTGATGAGTAACGGGGATTATTTCGGTCGTGATTTCGCGCTGGCAGAAGCTATGCGCACCGTGGACAAAATGGTTAAAGGGCGGGGAAACATATGAAACAGCCTTACAGAATTCTCATTGAAGAACTGCTGCAGCACTACCACACCAAAGCGGCCAATTTGCAGATGGCAACCGCCACCGCGCCAGAGGTTCGCCAGGTATCACTTAACGATTACGCTTTCCGCCTGTGCATCGGCCTTACCGGATTGATGAGCACAGCAGGAGCCGCAGGCGATGGCCCGGCAGCTGAGGTAATTGATCGGTTGATCATGCGCTGCAACAACGGTGACATTCCACAGCCGGGTATTTCATCATAGCCGGGTACGCCCGGCCCTATCTGAGAGCGCACCCCTTCCATTAATGTGTGGGCGATGGGCGTCGCGGGGTGTGCTCCCAGATAGGTAATTAAACATCCGGTCGCGCCCTAATAAATAAATGGGCTGCAATAGAGCGGATAATTACCATCACCATGTGCCGGCATGGAAATACCGGCACATATTTCAGTAAGTATTTATCAGTGCTTACTGAAATATATAAATCACCAGTAATAAAAAATGCTGCCTTTCAGGTGGCGGGTTTCTTACACCCTGAATTTAGGAGGGGCTTATGCAAGACGACGATTTACACGCCGCGTTTATCGAGGCCCGCCGCTCTGAGCGATTGCAGTTGCTTGAACTACTGGAAAGCAAACTTGATCGCCTGGCCGCGGATAAGACCCAGCGTGAACAGATTTTTTCCACGCTGAAAGACTGGATCAGTGTTCGCCGGTCTGTCGGCGCACCAGAAGCGAGGAAGCCGCAATGATGGCGTTCTTTCTCACCCTTGCCGCCGTCTGGGCGGTTATCGCGTTTGGTCTGGTCGGTTGGTTCTCCTACCGCTATTGCAGATTCTGCCGTGCATTCAATCGGCAGTGTTTGCAGCCAGAACAGCGTAATTACGATTAATCACATTAAAGGTGAAATTATGAGCGACAAAAATAATACTATTCTCGGTCTACAAGCTGTCATTGGTTATATTAATGCGACTACGCCTAACGAGTGGATGACTTCTGAATTACGTCAGGCTATCGGTTTTATTGAGAATACAGAGCAACATGAAGAATATAAGGCTGCCTGGTTAAATATCGTTAATACCTTCCACTTCATAGACCCAAACTGGCTGGAAAAGTCACAGGGCGAGAGCGAGTGGGAAAAGGCAGTAGCATTTATTAGCCAGATGAATCAGGCATTACGACGCACTCAGGATCACAATAAACCTGAGGTCAGGTTATTTGCAGATTTCGACGCTGTCAAAATCGAAGACCTGCGCACGTATTTTAGAAAATACTACGCGAAAGGCATTCGGTCAGGCTATCTGACAGACCTGTCATTTTATTTGGCAAATCGAGAACCCATCACCACCGCAATCATCCAAGAAGCAATTTCCCAGATCAAAGAGGAGTTAACCGCCGCTGAGAGCAAGCATCCATCATGGCCCGCTGATGTCGTTCACGCTACAGCCATTCTCAACGAAGAGGCTGGCGAGCTTACCCAGGCCGCGATCGAGTACCACCACAACAACGGCTCACTTGAAGCGGTGCGCCGTGAGGCCGCCCAGGTCGGCGCGATGGCAATTCGTGTGCTGATCAACCTCCCCTATGCAGAACGTCCGGCAGTTCCTGCGGTTAAAGTCACCGGAGCCCCACGGTAATGGCTGACCAGATCGATATTGCGCAGGAGCAGGTTGAACTGACCCTCGCTGCTCAAATCGCCAACGCTCGCCCGCAGCAATGCGGGCCTTCTGCATTCATCTGTGAAGCCTGCGACGCGCCGATACCTGAAGCGCGCCGCGCCGCTATCCATGGCGTAACGCGCTGCGTTACCTGTCAGGAAATTCACGAAGCCAAATCACGGCATATCAAGGGGTAAGCCATGAACAAACCCGCCCTTAAATGGCTGGGCAGCAAAGCCCGCATTATCGACACACTGCGCCAGCACCTGCCGGAAGGTAGGCGCCTGGTTGAGCCGTTCGTCGGTTCCGGTGCGGTGTTCCTCAACACCGACTATGACAGTTATCTGCTGTGCGATATCAACAGCGATCTGATCAACTTCCACAACGTCGCTAAAAATATTCCGGACGTCCTGATCCGTGAAGCGCGCAACTTGTTCAAGGAGCACACCAGCGAGGCTGGATATTACGCCGTGCGGGCCGATTTCAATCTGCGCTGCGACAGCAATTTCCTGTACCGCGCAGCGCAGTTCCTTTACCTCAACCGCCACACCTACAACGGCGTTTGCCGTTACAACCTGCGCGGCGAGTTTAATTCGCCGTTCGGTCATCGAAAAGCGCCCTACTTCCCAGAAGACGAGATCAGAGCCTTCGCGGAAAAGGCACAGGCCAAGAAAGCCATTTTCCTGTGCTGCAGTTTCCCAGAGGCGATCAGGATGGCCCAGGCCGGCGACGTGATTTATTGCGATCCGCCGTACATCCCTGTCAGCGCAACCGCCAGCTTTACCAGCTATCACACTGACGGCTTTACCAACGAACAGCAGCGCAAGCTGGCGCGCATGCTTCGTATCGCCGCCAAGCTGGGCCGCCACATCGTGGCCTCGAACAGCGAGACGGATGCAGCCAAGGCGCTGTACGCCGATTTCGCTATCACCTCGATCACCGCCCGCCGCTCTGTCAGCGCCAAAGCTGCCAGCCGCGCAACAGCAGGCGAGATCATCGCAACCATGAGGGCATCAGCGTGAATAAGTTAATAGAAATCGGGGAATGTTTAGTCGATATCAGCATGATCGCTTCAGTTGAACCACATATGCACGGTTATCACTTGGGCAAGCAAGGGGCAAAAGTCACCTTGCAGAATGGCGTTGTGGTTTTCGAAACACGCAACTCCCTGCGAGAGGTGAAAGAGAAAATTCAAGGAGCTTATTCTCCGAATGGCTGGAAGGTCGTCCCATTGGAGCCAACACCAGAAATGATCGCCGCCGCCATGGACTGTGACGATGTGTCATTCGGTTCCGACGAAAGTTTCTGCGTGAACTTCGGCAACATCTATGCCGCCATGTTGGCAGCAGTACCGGAGAGGCGCTCAAATGATTAAAGCAAGCGATCTCTTTGCTGGTTTAGGTGGTTCATCTACTGGCGCAAAAATGGCAGGTGCCGAAGTGGTTTGGGCAGGCAATCATTGGCCTGCCGCAGTTGATGCCCATGAACGGAATCACCCCGGCGCAATTCATGTTTGCCAGGACTTGCATCAGGCCGATTGGTCGCTGATGCCAAAGCATGATCTGATGATGGCCTCACCATGCTGCCAAGGCCACAGTAAGGCGCGCGGAAAGAAAGCGGGAAATGCACAGCATGACGCCAGCCGGTCCACTGCATGGGCGGTAGTTTCCGCTGCGGAATACCACAAAATGCCGAAAATCATCGTCGAGAACGTGCCGGAGTTCCTCCAATGGGAGCTTTACCCAGCATGGGAAGCGGCGATGCAGGCATTAGGGTATTCGCTCGCACCGCACATCGTTGACTGTGCTGATCTCGGCGTTCCTCAAAATCGCGTGCGCCTGTTCATCATTGGCACCCGCAGCAAAAAACCGTTATTCCTGAAACTCCCCAAAATGCCACATGTGCCGGCCAGCACAATTATCGACTTCGAAGCCAGCCACTGGCAGCCCGTCGAAAAACCGGGTCGTGCTGCTGCAACACTTGAGCGGGTTAAAAATGGCCGCGCACAGTTCGGCGAAAGGTTCCTTTTTAGCTACTACGGCAACACTAAAACCGGACGTTCCCTTTCCCGCCCCATCGGCACGATCACAACCCGCGATCGGTGGGCGGTAGTCGACGGTGATCGCATGCGCATGTTGAACAAAGACGAAAACATGCTCGCAATGTCTTTTCCTGACGACTACATCAAACCGCCGTCGCACAAATTGTGCGTTCACATGGCGGGCAATGCCGTACCTCCGAAAGCCATGTGCGAGATCATCACAGCGCTGGAGGCTCAGGCATGAAAACACCTATCGCCGCCGCCATTGAAGCCGCTTATGGCAGCACTTTTTGTCAGCATATTTTCGCCACTACTGCGCGCATGCATCGCAAGAAACAACTGACGCGCCGCATCATCAAGGGCTGCAGCGTCGGGCCAAGTTGGTATTTTCTGAATGAGTAGACCTGCCCGTGGTCGCATAACTCCAACCCCGCCGCTACCCTATCCGGGCAGCGGCGCGGACGTTTCTGACTATCCCTATGCATGGAATAAGCCGAAAGCGGCTATCCATGTGGACAAGACTCCTTCTGTTGATCTCGTTGAGCTGGCTCAAGAGCAGGAATTTTGCGCATGGGTACAGCGCACGCTGGCACCATTGCCGCGCTTTATTCGGCGGCGACTGCGTGATCGAATCAATCATTTCCACAACACCAAAGGCCGGCACATTGCCCGCCTGAAGTTGCGCGATATTGTTCGCCGCGATCTGCCGATTATCGCCAGCGTCACTGATGAGTACGCAATCAAAGGCGATGGCGAAGACATACCACCATTTGTGCACCTTGACGCACTCTTCCATAACTTCCAGCACCTGCGAGTGCTGATCGAACGTTTTAATCGGCTCCCTGACTTTACCGATGAAGATATTGAGCTATTGGCGCAAGACATCGCCATTTATATGACCGGCGTATTAAGTGAAGTAAATGAGACGCTTGGTGCGCTAGGTGATCGTGAGCTGGCTATGCAGCTATATCGGGAAGCGTCCGCGCTTACCGCAATGTTCCAGGTCAACCCTCCGCTGTCGTCCAAAAAATCCATATGGGTAGATGAAGCGGTAGTGTCAGTGCAAAAAATGCGAGATGCGCGCTATTGGCAGCGCAACCTGCGTAAATACGCCATCCGCTGGCGTGAACATTTGCACATTGCCTTCGGTGACGTTCGTCGCGGTATTTCTCCCTACTGCAGCAAACACCTCGCCGAAGAGTGGGATCAGCGGCGCAAACGCAGCCGCGCGATCATGAGCAAGCTGGAGCTGGAAGATCAGGATACCGGCGAAAGAATATCGCTCATAGAACAAATCGATAAGAGCATTTCAAACCCGGAAAAGCGCCGCAACGAATTGATGACCCGCATCGGTGGGTTTGAAAAAGTCGCGACACTTGAAGGGTATACCGGCAGCTTTTTTACCCTGACAGCCCCATCCAGCTATCACGCGTACAGCTACAGCGGACACCGCAACAGCAAATGGAACGGCAAAAACCCGCGCCAAACGCAGCGCTATCTGAATCGCGTATGGCAACAAATCCGGGCAGAACTCAAGCGTAATGATATTCCGGCGTTTGGCTTGCGCGTTGCCGAATCACATCACGATGGTACGCCGCACTGGCACGGTCTGCTTTTCACCACACCGGAGCACGTCGAGCCACTGCGCGAGATCATGCGAGATTACGCCACGCGTGAAGATGCCGAAGAGCTGGCCGGCAATCACGGAAATCAACCCCGATTTGAAATGAAGCCGATCGATGAAAGCATCGGCAGCGCGACGGGTTATATCGTCAAATATATCTCCAAAAACGTCGACGGCTACGCGCTTGACGGGCAAACCGACGACGAGAGTGGCCGACCGCTGAAGGAAACAGCCAGGCATGCCACCGCCTGGGCGTCATGCTGGGGCATCCGTCAATTCCAGTTCCTCGGTGGCGCACCGGTAACTGTCTGGCGCGAGTTGCGCCGCATGCGAAATCAGGAGTTGGCAGACCAGATCAACCCGCTGTTCGGTGAATTGCATCGTGCTGCTGATGGCGGTGACTGGGATGAATACACATTACTGCAAGGCGGTCCGTTTGTTCTGCGCAAAGATCTGCGCGTCCGTACCTGGTATCAAACCAAAGACGAACCGAACGATTACGGCGAGCACCTTTCCGTGATCAAAGGCTTGGTAATGCCAACCGTAAACATTCCACCGGTTGAAACACGGCTTCGGAAATTCAGCATTGTCAGAATGAAGCCGCTGCCGCTGGCCGACGCCGATCAAGGGGTTGACCTTGACCTACAGGGCGCGTCTGCGCCCCCTTGGACTCGTGTCAATAACTGTACTGAGGTCAAAAAACAGTCAAATTCGAGCGGTGATCCACCACTGAATAACGAGCCGGAACAGCTTGAGATCGGCCAAAAATCGGCCAGCAGGCGAAAACAGCTTGCCGACAGCCTTCGAAACCACAAACCGGACCGGAAAAAATCCTCAGCCGAAGAGTTTGAGGCGCTGGCCTATGCTATTACGTCCGGCGAATGCACCGAACTGGAGCGCCAGCGGGCAGAAAGTTACCTGCGCGCAGCGCAATCGCTCAGGCAGATGGAGGAAAAGGTCACGCCGTTGGTCTCTGGCGTTGCAGAGCAGGTGAAACGCTGGGCGAAGATCCGAAAAGTCACCGTGAGCGAGCACCAGGCTATTCAGCTGGCTATGGGGAAAGAAGTCACCGTGCTGGATACGGTTTATCAGGCAAATCAGGTTACCGGTGAACTAATCGTTACCGGCATGGATAAGCAGTGGCGGAAATCCATTGCAAAACACAAAGCCACAGACCTGGTATCGCGCTGGAAAGCATTGACTAAAAACCGTGTAGCTCTGACGTAGATATCACCACTCACTTAGTGAAGACCACAAACATAACACTGTAATTACATATAGTATTTTTCTTTCCTGTCAGGAAAAAAAATGCAATACTATAAGTAGTCCACACAATAAAGTTTTAATTTACATGAAAAACAAGAGGTTACAAATCAAATGGGCGACTTGAGCGGAATTCAATCAGATTTAGCCCAGTTAGTCCGACTGGTGATCGCTGAACAATATGATGATGTGCGGCTATATGTCGCACGTTTAGTGCGTAAGTATCGTGAACCAATGCCAGCGCTGTCCGAACAACTGGATTTGTATTTACGTAGCAAACCACAGAAGCCAGCCCAAGGGTTAAGAAAAGCTAACCCTCCAGAGTTGGCTAAACAAACCATGCCTGTCGACGAAGACTCAAGGCTTACCTTGTTGAAAGCACCATCGGATAAAACACTAATTTCTAAACCGATGCTGACAAGTGCCATGGAAAATTCGTTGGACCAACTTATCCTCGAGCGTAAAAGTATCAAACGTCTCGAAGAGTTGGGGTTACTACCAACCCGCTCTGCTATCTTCGTAGGCCCCCCTGGTGTAGGTAAAACACTAACAGCTAGTTGGCTTGCGCAAAAATTAGGCGTTCCATTTTATGTACTTGATCTAACTGCCGTTATGAGTAGTTACCTTGGCAAAAGTGGTAACAATCTAAGAGCTGCTTTGGACTTCGCTAAGAAAAGTCCATGCGTATTACTTTTAGATGAAATCGATGCAATAGCTAAGAAAAGAAGCGATGATTCAGATGTTGGGGAGCTTAAGCGCTTAGTAACCGTTATTTTACAAGAAGTAGATGAGTGGCCATCATCAAGCTTATTACTTGCAGCGACTAACTATGCAGAACTGATAGACCCTGCACTGTGGCGTAGATTTGATCTCGTTCTGAACTTTGAAAAACCAGATCAAGATACCATTCGTGATGCAGTAAAAAGATTCTTAGGTCCTGATTATGCCATTTTTGGAAGATGGATGGATGTGCTAACCTTAGCTTTCAAAGATGAATCATTCAGTAATATAGAGCGTTCTATTAACAGATTTCGTCGTTCTGTAGCTTTGGGGATCGCATCTGATGAAGAATTAATTGAGGAGTTCATAAAAGGTAGACTATCAGAACTTGACAGAAACGAAAGAATTGAAATAGCAATTAGTCTTACTAAAAATTCCAAGCTTCCTCAACGCGCTATATCTGATTTGACTAGTGTTAGTAGGGATACTATTAGGAAATATCGTTCAGCTAATATTGGCTCAGCACAGTAAGGAATCATTATGCCAAAAACAAATTTTTTAATTGGTAGAGGTGAGTTATTAACTCATGACATCCCCGGACCAAGAAGAAGAATGGATAAATCTGAGGTATACACATTGTCTGAAGCTAGACAACGACTTGTACCACAAGTGCAATCTGCTATTAAGGCATTCGATTCGCTGCCTGCTTCTGCATGTCCAAATAATTTTGCTGTTGCAAAGCTAACACTAAACCCTAGTTACATTGCGAGGTCTTATTTCCCTTCGGCACTGTTAAAAGATACTGGTTTGGAATCTATTGGCAGTAAGACAGTTAAAATCACTCCGGAAAGTTGGAAACGAAAAGCTGAAGTGACAGAATATCCAACAACACAAATTTTCGTTGCGGGTAAGAGAACAGCGTTCTCAGCCCTAACTGAGTGGATTGCAGCACTAAAAAGCAATTCTACTGAGGCCATTGATTTTGCAAGAATAGAGAAATTCCAACCGTTCTTGCCAGAAGAGCGTATTGTAAATACAGGGATTGATAATGAATCTTATTTTGAAGTAGGAATACATTTATTATCAGATGAAGGGCGGGATTTTGTCCAGCAACAATTTATCACATATGCTAGTTCGCTAAATATTATTGCCCATACTGAATTAGCGTTTACTGCAGGAACCCTTTGGTTCCTGCCAGTTGAAGGCTCAGTAGAGCAAATTCGTAGACTTGCTGAATTTACTTTTGCGCGTGTTATTCGACCTGTTCCAAAACTTCGTGGAATTCGGCCAATGCGACGCGCTGGGGGGCAGAGGCGCAATGCACCCTTCCATCAGAAGGACCTTTATCCCCTGAAATAAGGGTTGCGATTCTAGATGGAGGCTTGCCCGAAAAACATCCAATTGCCCCATGGGTGAGATCTTACCGTGTATTAGATGACCATGCTGAAGATGATCCAGATGCGCTTGATCACGGCCTAGCTGTATCTTCTGCATTTCTCTTTGGACCTATAAATACTAAGGTAGAAGTCCCACGTCCATACGCTTATATTGATAACTTAAGGGTTTTAGACAATAAAACTTGCGAAGAAGACCCTCTAGAACTCTATAGAACTTTAGGGTTTATAGAAGAAGTATTGCTTTCCAGGCAATACCAGTTTTTAAATTTAAGCTTAGGGCCTGATTTGCCTATAGAGGACACCGAAGTTCACGCTTGGACCTCGGTTATAGACGATTTATTAAGTGACGGTGATACATTAATGACTGTCGCTGTCGGTAACAATGGCGAAATGGATCGCGAATCCGGTAACGCAAGAATTCAAGTACCTTCTGATAGCGTCAATGCACTTGCTGTTGGTTCTAGTGATTCAACTGATAATGCACAATGGAAAAGAGCTTCCTATAGCGCTATAGGTCCAGGGAGAAGTCCAGGTGTAATGAAACCTGACTTGGTTGCTTTTGGTGGGGAAACGACAGAATATTTCCATGTGCTTAGCAAAGGAACAAAACCTGTAGTTTCCCCTGAGAGAGGTACCAGTTTTGCGGCACCTTATGCTTTACGCTCAGCTGTTGGCATACGTTCCATATTAGGCAGTGAACTCAGCCAACTCGCTATTAAAGCGTTACTTATTCATGCAGCCAATCCCCTCGACCATGACTGCACTGAAGTAGGTTGGGGTAAGTTACCAGAAGATCTAAGTGATGTTATTATCAGTCCCGATGGAGTTGCACGCATTGTTTACCAAGGAGAGTTAAAACCAGGTAAGTATTTACGTGCACCTGTGCCCATTCCTGATTCAGGGTTAAAGGGAAAGGTAAATTTATCAGCTACGTTCTGTTACGCTACAGCGACAGATCCTCAAGACTCTGCATCTTATACGAAAGCAGGTTTAGAGGTCTCATTCAGGCCAAATGATGCAAAGGTAAAAGAAGGTAGTAAAAATGCTGATACGGTTGGTTTCTTTGATCTAAAAAAATTCTCTACAGAAAGTGAACGTCGTTCTGATATGGGAAAATGGGAAACCGTCCTACATAGTACAAAAACGATGCTTGGCACCTCGTTAAAAAATCCTGTTTTTGATATTCATTACAATGCACGAGATGCCGGAGCTAGCATCGTTAGCAGTAAGGCTGAGAAAATTAAATATGCCCTGATAATTACGGTTAGGGCTGCAAAACATCAAGATCTTTACAACGAAATCTTACGTGCTTACAACCAAATATTAGTACCTATTCAACCACAAACCTCTATCCCAATTCGACCATAACTTATCTTCGCCCCCTGCTTGCGGGGGGCACCTTATATTCAATACATCGCCAATGCAAAATTGCGCACAATTTTGCACAATAATTCGATCCTCCCTATTGCGAACCTGCGACAGTACTGGTGCGGGTTCGATCTACTTTGGATCTTGCACAATAAAGAGGGTGTGAGGCGCGCAGGCGAGGCGGGGGAGTAAGCGCGCGCGTTGGGTCATGGGGAGGGGGTCATGTGCTTCATGAGCGGGCGGCTGTGAGGCGCGCACTGTGATGGTGCGTAGATGCGGTGACACGTGACAAGCACGCCAGAGGACCGCATAGCGCGGCTGGCGAAGGGAAAGTGATTGATGCTGTGAATACCAGCGTTAGATCGGGTGGGATGAGGTCGAGCAATGGGGAGACGGCCGCCATAGACAGCGGCGGCCATGCTGCAGCGGTGGGGTTAGTCGACGTTCAGCAATGCATACGGGTTGAAGCGGATCACCTCCTCCCCCATCCAGTCATTGACGTGCTTCATGGCTTCCATGATCGGCGTCAGCTCGTTGATGGCGAACACCCTGGCCGCCTTCTCTACGTCGCCAAACGTGCCGTTACCTTCCGGCATGGCGCCCATCAGCTGCGGTGGCACGCGGTGGGCAGCGAGGATATCGTCACGCGTCGCGGACTTCACGCCCAGGAATTCATCCTTGGCTGAGATCTGGCTGAACGGCAGGATCTGCACCGAGTCCTTGCCGCCGTTTGGCGCATGCAGCAGGATGTTTTTGAATGCCCCACCGCGCCGCGTGTCGGTCAGCGTCTTCTTCAACTTGTCCAGGCTTTCCTGGTCAGCAATAGCGCTGTTGACGTAGACGATGCAGCCGGCATGGCTGCCGTTGTCGTAGTACAGCTTACGGAACGTGTCGGCCGAGTGGGACAGGTTGGCCGACAACAGACCGGCGAAGTACTCCGGCATGCCGTAGATCTCCTGGTGAATGTCCGGGTTGATAACATGGCAGACCGCGCCGGTCGGAAATTGGTAATCATCAAGCCCCGCCTGGATAAACCAGTAGGTATCCAGGTCGGAGCCGCGCCGGGTGTACTTCGCCAGCGTGTGATGCAGCGCCAGCGGCCCACCGAGTACATTACGACGCAACTCCAGATAGGCATTGCCGAATACCACCCAATCCATGGCGAAGGCAGAGAACGCCTGCCGCGACAGCAACCTGTGCGGGATGAAGCAACCGGCCAGCACGTTACGTTTGAAGATCAACGCCGACTGATGCCAACTGGCGTGACCGAACTGGCGGGCCAATCCATACCAGCTGATCGGCGTATCGTAGTACCGACCGTTGTCGGCGCAATACATCGAGTCCAGCAGGTCATAAGACGACGATACCGGCCAGGGGCCATCAAACGAGAAGGTACTCAGGCCAGGGAGTTTTTGCAGTTCGGCCGCCAGATCCGTCTGCGTTTCTGCTGCCGGCTGCTGGCGTGCCTGCGGGGATTTTCTTTTGCTCACGTTAATACTCCATAACCGTCATGTTGCCGCCGCCATCTTGTCCCAGCGGCTCGTTAATGATTGCCAGCATGGTCGCCCAAGCCAGGTCGCCATGGCTCACGCCACGGCTGCGGTCGGTGTCATAGGTGATCATCCCGCCGGGCGTCACCACCTTGCGCACCGCGCTAAATGCCGTGATCAAATCACGCTCTCCCCGGTCGAACTCCCAGCGACCACCGCGAACGATCTGCTGCATCTTCAGTACCAGCATGCGCTTGCTGGCCGGGTTGAACTGGTAACAGACTGCCGCGGGAAACTTCTTCTTAACCAACTGCCACACCGCCTCACCAACCCCCTGCCCATCAATGCCGATGTGCTGCACGTTGTAGCGCGATAGCATGCCGATGATCAGATCGGCCTGCGCCTCGAATTCCATCCCCCGGACGCGCTGTGTCTCGATGGTGCGGAATTTACCGCCGGCGACCAGCGGCACGGCGTTGACCGAAATCGCCCCGCTGTCGCCCTTCCCGCTGGCGCCGTTGGGATCGTAACCAATCCAGACCGGACGATCGGCCATGGGACGAGAAGCGTAGGGTTTCCAGTCCGGCCAGTCGTCATAACCATCTGCGCCGCAGGTCAGCAACATGTTGTAGTCAAAGGCCGATTCACCGTTGCGGATAAACTGGCAGCCGTAGAGGTTGTCGTACTCTTCCGGGCTGTTTTCATCGCGGATTTCATCGATATCCGTCAAATCCCAGCCGTGATCGATGGCATCCTGCAGTGTGACGATCTGGCGCCAGATTTTATCCGGGCACATCAGGCCGCTGTTCAGGGTCTTCCAGGACGTGTCGAACTCTACGCGGTTGCTGCTGGTGCGGCCTTTGTTGAAGGCTTCCCCCGTCCAGAACGGATAAGCTTCATGGCTTTCGGCTGACGGGGTGGAAAAGTAGGTACGCGTCAGCCCTTTCAGCGTTGCCATGGCGCCGGCCACCTTCTTCAGGTTGGCGAACTGGCCCACCCAGAAAAACTCATCAAAGAACAGGTTGCCGGTGTACGACTGTGCCGTCGCCGCTGACGTGCCGAGAAAGTGCAGCTCGGCGCCGTTGAACAACTGGATCATGTCGCCGCCTTTCAGTTCAACGTCGACTTCTGCGGCGGCGGAGCGAATGAAACTGCGGAACTGGTACGCCTGCCGGCGACTGGCTGACAGAAATATCTGGTTAAGTTGGTGCTTGTACTTCACATCGTCGGAGAGTGCGCGCACCAGTGCTTCGCGGGCAAAGTACCAGGTTGCCCCCACCTGGCGGCTTTTGAGCACCATGCGGTTGCGGTGATGGTGGTTGTCATACCAGCCCCGCTGGTGCCAGTGCAGCGAGCCAAGAATGTTTTCACGCAGCTGCGCGATCTGCGCTTCGGAGAAGAAGTTTTGCTTTTTGCGTACCTTCTTTTTCGGTTGCGTGGCTGGCGTGCCGTTGTCGAGCTTTTTCAACTGGCGCGTGAGCAGGTCAATTTCCTTGAAGTCCCCGCCGCTCTTTTTGTCCTTGCCGGTCAATTGCACCAGGCGCGCATCGAGTGAGGTGGTGACCCGCTGAATCGGGGGTGTTTCGTCCCATTCGTCGCGCTTCTTCCAGGCATAGACCGTGTTCTGATTGATCCCCATCAGGCGTGCAATTTCCGCCGGCGGGTAACCCTGCCAGTAAAGCTGCCTTGCCCGATGCCGGGTAAATGTTTCCTGAACCGTCATAGTCTCCCCCCATGTTCTGCCGGGGAGGTTAACCCGCGCGCGTGGGGGCTTTCTTGCGGTGCTGGCTGTCAGCGTTCTGCGACAACAACAACGCGTTGAGAGGGGGCCGGGCGCCCTGCCATCATCACCGGGAACTCAGAAACCGAGCGAGTAAACGAACATGGCAGGCACAGCAAAACCACGTAAGAAATTCCGTGTTGCCGTCTCCGGAAACACCGTTGATGGCCGCGAAATTCAACCGCAGCACCTTCGCGACGCGGCAGCAAATTACGACCCGGCGGTGTATGGCGCACGCGTCAACATTGAGCACTATCTATCCCCGTATCCCGGCAGTGATTTCGGGGCTATGGGGGATGTAGCCGCACTCAGTGCCGAAGACATTACCGAGGGGCCACTATCAGGACGTACTGCGTTGTATGCAGAGATTGAGCCCTCCGAGCGCATGAAGCAGATGACCGATAAAGGGGAAAAGGTCTACTCCAGCATTGAGTTGCATCCGCAATTTGCCCTCAACGGCAAAGCCTACGTAATGGGCCTCGCGATGACGGATACGCCAGCCAGCCTCGGCACTGAGCGCCTGAAGTTTGCAGCACAACAGCGTGCACAGGTCATGGCCTTCAATAACCAGCAGGCAGAACCGCCGATGTTCACCGAAGCCATTGAGGCGGAAGTGATCGAGCTCAACGCTCAGCGCGGTGAAGAAGGCAAGCAGTGGTTTAACCGCGTCATGGGCATCCTCGGCAAGGGTAAGAAAACCGACGACGAACGTTTCAGCCAGGTGCATCAGGCGGTCGAGGTAGTCGCGCAATCACAGGCCGACCTGTCCGACCAGTTCAGCAACGCCGAGCAAGTGGCCACCAGTAACAAACAGGCCATCGAGAAGCTGACCGCCGACCTCGCTGCACTGCAGCAGAAGGTTGAAGGCACGGACGGTAACTACAGCCGACGCCCGCCGGCCAGTGGTGGCAACAACGCGCAGCTGGCTGACTACTGAGCCAACGACTGATATTCACAACGAGAGAAATAGAGCATGGAAAATATTACCCGCGAGCTGTTTGATCAGTACGTTGCCCGGCAGGCACAGCTAAACCGCGTATCACCGGCAGCAGTCGCCGCAAAGTTTGCTGTTGACCCAGCGGTACAGCAGAAACTGGAGGCCGCAGCGCAGGAAAATGACTCCTTCCTGAGCAAAATTAATATGTTCGGCGTCACCCAGCAGATCGGCCAGAAAGTGCTGATCGGTAGCAAGGGCCCGCTGGCCGGGGTGAACAACAGCACCTCCGCACGCCGTAATCCTGTCGCCAACGACAAGATGGAGCCGTTCAACTACATGTGCCGCAAGGTCAACTATGACTACGGCATCAGCTACGAGCAGTTGGACGCCTGGGCACATCAGCCCAACTTCCAGCCGCTGATCAGCTCCGCGATGGCTCGCCAGATGTCACTTGACCGCATCATGATTGGTTTCAACGGCACCCGTTATGTCGACCCGTCAGACCGCGCAGCCAACCCGCTGTTGCAGGATTGCGGTATCGGTTTCCTTGAGAAAATCCGCAAGGAAGCGCCGCACCGCGTCATTTCCGACATCACCGTAACCTCACGTGATGAAGACAACAAAATCATTACCAAAGGCACCTACGGCAACGTGTCCGCCGCGGTCTATGACGCCAAAAACAGCCTGATGGATGAATGGCACAAGCGTAACCCGGATAACGTAGTGATCCTGGCCGGCGACCTGCTGACAACCAGCAACTTCCCGGCAATCAACGCCATGAGCCAGACCAACCCGAACACCGAAATGCTGGCCGGTCAGTTGATCGTGGCGCAGGAGCGTGTCGGGAACATGCCGACCTTTATCGCGCCGTTCTTCCCGGTCAACGGCATCCTGATCACGCCGTTTAAAAACCTGTCGATCTACTACCAGCGCGGTGGCCTGCGTCGCACCATCAAGGAAGAACCGGAGTACAACCGCGTCGCGACCTACCAGTCGTCGAACGATGATTTCGTCATTGAGGACTACGGCAACGTGGCCTTTATCGACGGCATCACCTTCGCACAACCTGCGAGCGGCGGTTAATCACCCGGGCGGGCGCCTGCCCGCCCCACTTCGGGGACAAAACAATGCTGACACCGGCACAAAAACATTTTCAACGCGTCATGGCGGAGCGCCACGGTAAGACCGAGGAACACTCGGACGCCGCGCGCACCGCGCACGAACAAATTCTTCACCGTCTGCGTATGGATCAGAGTGCACTGAAAAAAGTGCAGTCTGACCAGGCGAAAGCGGCGATGAAAAAGCAATTACTGCCGCATTACGAAGGCTGGATCGACGGCACCCTTGAGGGTGACAGCGGCCGCCAGGATGAAGTGATCGTCACCCTCATGATTTGGGCCATTGATACGGCTGATTATCCGCTTGCTGTGCGCATTGGCCGCTATGTCATCGCGCACGACCTCGCGATGCCTGACCGTTTCCGCCGTACAGCGGCCACCGCACTGGTAGAAGAGCTTTGCGATCCCATTCTGGTGCAGGTGAAGGCCGACGAAACCGCAGACCTGACCCCTTACCTGTCGGTGCTGGATGAACTTGCACAGATTGTCGACGGCAAGGATATGCCAGATCAGGTACTCGCCAAGCTGTTCAAGGTCCGCGGTTTCGCACTGCGTAGCGGCACCGAAGCCGACCAGGTTACCGCGCTGGGGTTACTGCGCCAGGCGATTAAGTTGGACGCTGGCGCCGGCGTGAAAAAAGAGATCGAACGCCTGGCGCGATTGGTTAAAAAAACCAGTCTGGCAACCGCTGGCGAAGGGGAAAGCAATGCTGAAGGTACTGACACAACTGGTGCTGATGCTAATACAGCAACAGGTGATGGTAATACCACCGCCGCTCCCGATGCCGACGCTGCAGCATCGTCAGAAACGACTGCGGTGGCCACGAACCCCAGCAGACAACGCCGCACCCCGAGCAAAGCGCCAGCGAAGAAAACAACCCGTAAGGCGCCAGTAAAGAAAACCAAGACGTCAGCCACTGAATAAAACGACTTGCGCCCCGTGCGCTGGCGGCGCGGGCGGAGATCTGCCGTGCATGGCACGTGCTTTTCTCCACTCGCTCACCGCCACCTTTTGAGGAGATTGGGCCATGAGCCTTGTTGCCGGACGTGCCGTCACCCCCGCCGCTGACGATGTGCCAGATACCGATGATAACGGCGAGAAGGTCACCGCCGGCCCTTTCTGGCCGGAGATAGCACTCAGCGCCATACGCATGGAAATGCGCATAAACGGCGCGGTGACCACCACCCGATTGAAGCACGCCGTGATCGAGGGCGTGGCCCATGTGATCGACCAGTTGACCCGCTGGCAAGCCGTCCAGCTAAAAGCCGGTTATGTCTCACTGGCGGCCGTCCCATCCGGTGAAATCAATGGCGAAAGCGTCAAGGTATTCCGTTATCGCCGTGCGGTGTACAGCCTCACCCGCGCGTATCTGATTGAGAATTACCGCGACGTTGACACCACCGGCGACGCCGGCGAGAAACACGCCGCCGCACTTACCCTGCAGGCTGCTGACCTGTGGCGCGATGCTCGCTGGGCTATCGCCGATATTCGCGACGAAGTGCGCAATTACGCGGAGGCATTCTAGTGAAAGTGCGAGCCATGCAGGGCGACACGCTGGATTTATTGTGCCAGCGCCATTACGGCACCACGCAAGGCGTCACCGAAGCCGTACTGGCGGCCAATCCGGGGATTGCCGAACAGATATTCCTGACCGCCGGCCAGGTGGTCGAGCTGCCGGAGATCGACCGGTCAACCCAACAGGAGACTGTGCAGCTATGGACGTAATCGATCGCCTTTGGAGCTGGATGATCTACTCCTACTCCACCGTGCTGATGGGCATCGGCATGATGACACAGCGCGAATGGCTGGCGACCGGCGGGCTGGTAATCGGCTTGATCGCCGCGGCGCTGGGCGAAATCCACCGCCGCCGGGTTGCGCGCAGCCAGGCGATCACCAACGCCCTGCTGGCGCAGCTGGTTGACGCGGTGCGCAGCGATGCCGAGAACCGGCAGGATGTGAAAGCGCTGATCAGCGAGCTGAAAGGGGGCCACCGGTGAGAAGAAAAAGTGTTATCGCCTGCAGTGTGGCCGCCATTGTGGCGCTGGCCGGTGCCCTGTGGCCCGAGAAGGTGCGCACCAGCCAGGCGGCACAGTTAAAAATGGCGAAGTACGAGGACTGTCGCAAGACGCCCTACTACTGCCCCGCTGGGGTGCTGACCATCGGCATGGGCTCAACGACCCGCGTCGAAGATCGGGAATACTCGGAAACAGAGATCGCCGAGCGCTGGGTAAACGACCTGGTACGCGCGGAAAAGTGTATCAACAGCAACTTTAACGGCGCCGCCGCTCCGCAATTCGTGTTTGAAGCGCTGACCGACGTCAGTTTTAACGTCGGTTGCACCGGGATCAGTTGGTTCACCGATCGCCAGGGCAAAAAACAGCGCACCACCTTGTGGAAGAACGCGCAGGTCGCGAACTGGCCCGGTGTATGCGACCGGCTGACCGATTTTGTGAACTCCGGCAGCAAGCGTCTTCAGGGGCTGGTGAATCGCCGCGAAGAGTTTAAAGCCTGGTGCTTATCAGACCCTGCGCTAAAGGCCGCCAAATGAAGGCGGTAGCGGTATTAATTCTGCTGTTTCTGGCGTCGTTGGCCGGTCTGGGCTGGCAGAAGCATCAGCGGGAGCTGGCCGAACAAGGCCGGGACAATGCAGAGCGTGCCCTTAATCAGGCTGGTGATGTGCTGGCCGAGGTTCGTGCCCTGCGCGCGGACGTCAGTGATATAGAAGCGAACATGAAGGCGCTGAGCGAGAAGCGAGGCGCAAGCGGAGAGCAACGACGTGAAACCATCAAAACCGCGCTGGCCGGCGAGACGTGCGCCACTGCTCTTGTGCCTGCTGCTGTCGCTGGCAGCCTGCAAAAGCGCGCCGCCGAAGTCCGCGCCGCAGATTATTCAGGAGCCTTTGCCGGCAAGCCGGACAGCAAACACTGATGCACCTGCAGCACCGTCACCCATGACTTACGGCAGCCTTGCGCCGTGGTCTGATGCGCTGCTGGATGCACTGGACAGCTGTAACGCCGACAAGGCCGCCATACGTGAATTGGAATTGAGGCGCATCGCCCGGGGGATCAAGTGAAAAAAGCCGAATTGCTACGCGACGCGCTGATCGCCAGTAACCAATGGTGCAAGGCCAATCCTGAACAGTTCACTGTGTGGGTGGAAAAAGGTCATATCGAGATCCAGGCCACCGGGGAAAGCTCGTTTATGTACCTATACCCCATTCAGGTGCTGGCGATGGACTTCCCCGGCCAGTTGGATGATCTCATGCTGCCGCTATTGGCCTGGGTGTGGGAAAACCAGCCCGACCTGCTGCTAAACCCGGACAGCAACAAAACAATTGAATTTGACGCCGATATCGTGAGCGACGACAGCGCCGATATTCTGCTGAAATTGCCGGTCTGGGAGCGCGTCATGGTGACCATCGAGAACGGCAAGCCGGTCGCGAAGCATCTGGCGGAAGATAAGCCACGCTTCGGCGGCGGCGATTGGCAGATGGTCTTTGACCCAGAGCAAGGCGGGGAGCTATTGCCATGACGGATGCCGCGCTGTTTCACCAGTTGGATCAGGTGTTCGCCGACATTCTGGGCGGCATGTCACCTGCCGGCCGTATTCGCACCGCGCGCGAGGTGGGCAGGATGCTGCGTCAGAGCCAGTCACGCCGTATCGCGCGACAGGAAAACCCGGACGGCTCGAAATTCGAGAAGCGTCGCCGCAAGGTGCTGCGCTCGCAGGCCGGGATCGGCTTCATCTGGAACGGTGAAACCCGCCGACTCAGAAACTGGCGGGCGACCAAGGGAAGCCGTGGCCGCATGCTGACCGGTTTCGATGAAGGGCGCGGTGCCATTCGCTCCTTCTATCGTGAGGATATCGAGCGTTATCTCGATATCAACTTTATCCAGACCCGCAAGGACACCACCAAGGCTGACCCGATGTTTAGGCGCCTGCGTACCGCCCGATTCCTGAAGGCGCGCGCCGATGCCGGCGGCGCAACAGTGGGATATTCCGGCGTTGCCGCCCGTATTGCCCGTACGCACCAGTACGGTCTACGTGACCGGGTGAACAAATCCGGCGCGGTAGCAACCTACCCACAGCGTCAGTTGCTGGGGATCACCAAGGCTGACCGCATGGCGATCGCCCGTTCGGTCATTGACTCGCTGGGGGTGAAGTAGTGGGTACCGCCGAGTTAATTCGCCTGCTGGAAAATGTGATACGCATCGGCGTGGTCACCGAAATCGACGAGGACACCTGGCGCGTACGCGTCGCCAGCGGCGAGCTGGATACCAATTGGTTGCGCTGGAACGCACAGCGCGCCGGTGAATTCAGCATCTGGATGCCACCATCCATCGGTGAGCAAGTGTGGTTGGTCTGTATTGGTGGCAACCCGGAAACGGCCATCATCGGTGGCAGCCTGTACAGCAACGAGCACCCTGCCCCCGGCAGCTCAAGCAACGAAATGGTGATCACCGCCCCGGATGGCGCCAAATTCCGTTATGACGCCGACGCCGGCGCGCTGGAAGTCAGCGGCATCAAGACGGCCAAGGTATCGGCAGAGGTAAAAATCATCCTCGATTCTCCTGTCGTCGAATGCACTGAGCTGCTGAAAACCAAAAATCTTGATGTCACCGAAGGCGGTGACATGCGTGGGGATATCACACACAGCGGCGGTGCCTTCATCTCTAACGGCGTGCAGGTCGACGACCACGACCACGGCGCCGTGCAGCGCGGTGGTGACTGGACGGAGGGCACCCGATGAGCGAGAAATACCGCGGTATGAATGCCACCGGCACCGGCACGCTGACCGATGAAGATCACGTTTGGCAGTCGGCGAATGACATTTTGCTGACGCCTATCGGTTCGCGCGTGATGCGCCGTAACTACGGTTCGCTTGTACCCGACCTGCTGGATGCACCACAGAATGACGTCACTCGCCTGCAGCTAATGAGTGCGACCGTGATCGCATTGGCAGCCTGGGAGCCGCGCCTTGCGTTGAACACTGTCAATATCAGCTATTCACCGACAGGGGCCGTCACCGCAGAAATGTCCGGCCTGCTGACGGAGAGCATGGAAAAGAGCACCGGCACGGTCACGCTAAGGAGTCACAACGATGCCAACGATTGATCTGTCACAGCTGCCATCGCCGCAGATTATCGAGGAACTCGATTTCGAGACAATCCTCATCGACGTGAAGGCGGTCATGGTTGCCGCTTTCCCTGCTGAGCAGCAAGCGTCGGTCATCGCGGTCCTGTCGCTGGAATCCGAACCGCTCAACGTAATCGCCCAGGCAATGGCCTACCGAGAGCTGCTCTTACGCCGCCGCATCAATGAGGGCGCCGCCGCCTGCATGTTGAGCCATGCCGAAGGCACTGACCTGGACAACCTCGCCGCCAACCTGGACACCAAGCGCCTGACGATCACCCCTGAGACGGATACCGCCGATGCGGTGATGGAAAGTGACGAGGCCCTGCGCCTGCGTGCGCAATCGGCATTCGAGGGGATGAGCGTCGCCGGACCGTCAGCGGCGTATGAATATTTTGCCCGCAGCGCCAGCGGCAAAGTTGCTGATGCCAGGGCGACCAGCCCGGCACCTGCGGAGGTGGTGATCGCCATCCTGTCAACCGAGGGCGACGGCACAGCCTCGCCGGAACTGCTGGCCGCGGTAACGGTAGCCGTTAACGATGAAGAAGTGCGCCCGTTGGGCGACCGCGTAACAGTCCGCAGTGCAGATATTGTCGATTATCTGATTGATGCCGAGCTGTTCTTGTATCCCGGTCCAGAATCGGAGCCCATCATCAACGCCGCCATGGCGTCGTTACGTGCCTTCCTGGTCGCAAACGATAAGAAGATCGGCCGGGATGTCGCACGTTCAGCGATATCCGCTTCGTTGCATGTGCAGGGGGTGCAGCGCGTGATATTGCGCTCGCCGGCCGCTGACTTGCCGATCTCCGACGTACAGGCAGCGCGCAACGTCGGTTATGCCGTCGAAAATGGCGGAACCGATGAATAACACCCTGCTCCCGCCATCGGCCGGCGCCTGGATGCGCCACACCGAAACGGTCACTGCGCGGCTGTCGGCGATCACGGTGGCCCTGCGCACGCTCTGGACGCCGACGGCCTGCCCGGTAGAGCTGTTGCCGTATCTCGCCTGGGCGCTGTCGGTTGACCGATGGGACAAAAGCTGGCCGGCTGAGAAAAAGATAGCGGCGATCCAGCAGTCCTACTGGCAGCACCGCCGTAAAGGCACGCGCGCCGCCGTGCGCCGGGTGATTGAGAGTATGGGATTTTCGGCCACCTTCGCCGAGTGGTTCGATACCGGCGACCAGCCGGGAACCTTTCGGCTTGAAGTCGACGTTAACGAAATCGGACTCACTGAAAAAACGCTGGCTGAATTAAACCGCCTGATTGCTGATGCAAAGCCGGTCAGCCGGCACCTTGCACAGATGAACATTGCGACGAAAGTCAGCGGCTTTATTTATTCCGCCGTCTCTGTACATGACGGCGATATTGTCACTGTCTACCCTGCCGATTACGAGCCGGACGACAGCATTAAATACAACGGTATTCCGCGCTTCGGCAGCGGTTATCACTATTCCGGGGGAAAAAATGTCTGAACTACGCGAAGAAGCAAAATGGGAAGACTCGATATATCAGATTAAGCGCGGTGATGAAGTATCAGGTGGCCGTGATGGTGTGGCAAATAAACCCACCCGGCAATTGGCAAACCGAACCCGGGCATTAAAAAACGACGTGGATAAGCTAAACACGTCCGTGATGAGCGATGCCAAGATTTACGACAGTATCGACGAGGCGCAGGCGGCAATCAACGCAGGCACCGAAACCCGCAGGCTGTTTACCGTCAACTCACCCATCACTGACTATTGGGTGGAGCAATACGAAAATGTTAACGGTATCGCCACACCGACCGGTAAGAAAATTGTCACGGCGGCATTCGTTGAAGCGGTCGAGCTGCTGGCGTCGACTACCGACAAACGCACGCGGGGCTTGCTGACGATGCCCCGCTCAAAAAAGCCGGTCGATTTTGTCAGCCGACAGGGTAAAAGCATGTTCTCAATCAATGGGAACAGTGAAAAGGAAATGCCCGGTAAAACCTTCTCCGATTACATGAATATTTTGCGTGAGCTAATTATCGGGCCGTCGGCATTGCGTCGCGCGCGGCCTGGTTATCTGTTTAATCTGGTCACGGGAGGCAAGCGCCTGCTGGCCGTGCGCGATGATGGCGCCGGCACCCTCGAATATCGCGGTATACCGTTAGAAACGCATATTGGGCTGTTGCAAAACACCCTGGGTGGCTTCGGGGATTCGATATCAGACAATGGCCGTAACCCGGCTGATGCAGGTAAGCCGCGCGGGTGGACCTATAACGCGCGTTCATGGCAGATGTGGTCATCGCTGTTTAGCAATGGTCGAATTAAATACGTCGGTCAGTGGGCGACGGGCGGTTATACAACGGCGGACATGATCCGAGATCACTTGAAGCCTGCCATCGCTGCGAAACCACGCTTCATGACGTTTCTCGGCGGGCGAAATGATGTTATTCAAAAAAACAGCGACGGCAGTTTCAAATTCTCAATCGCAGTAATTAAAAACAACGTCAAATACATTCTGACCGAATTCAGAAAGAACGGGATTATTCCCGTTGTCTGCTCGATGGCGGCTCAGAATAACGCTGACCCTACGTTAAAGGCGCGAGAAAATGAGATTAATGCGTTTTTGCGAGCATATGCTACGGAACAAGGGTTTCCGTTCGTTGATATGCGTACCGTCACCGTTGACCCGATGACTGATGGTTGGAAAGACGGCTATAACGACGTGCTGCAGAACGGACAGCCAGACCCATCACACCCTGTTGCGCTAGGGGCCTTTCACATGGGTAAAGCACTATCTGCAGCGCTTGAGCCATACACCATGCCAGTGTATCCGCAACTTGCAATCGCGAACCCAGTGACGCAGGGCGGACCAAACACCATTATTAACCCGCTGTTTTTGGACGTCGCCGCGGGCGTGCCCGCAGGCTGGATAGTGGGGGCCGGCAACGCCGCCATTACGACAGAGCCCACGGTCATCGGTAACGTTCTTACCGTAACCGGCTCAGGGAGTACGATTGCGCGCGTATCGCAAGTGGTAGCCGTCTCGCCCGGCGAGGTACGCACATTTAGTTTCAGGGTAAAAACGGACGTTACCGATAAAAACTCAACAGCCTGTTATCTCGAAGCCAACGACGCCAATAAAACGAACCTCGCCGGGATCAGGAAGTGGAATCATTCAACGGATGGGTTTATGACATTCAGCTATGACGTCCTTATCCCCGCTGAAGTAACAGAAATTAACGTCATTATCGCGGCTAATGCGGCAACAATCAGTGTCGGCCAGATGGGGTTATTAAAACAGGAGGCAGTATGATTATTATTTGTGATGGCGTTGTTAATGCCGGTGATTTGGAGTTAGCAGAGCCTGAGATGCTGCTGAATGACGATGCCAGCGTCGCCACATACGGGATGCAGGATAAATACGACTCCAGCGGAAACGCGCGCGACCTGGTGACAGAAAATGAATTCACTCAGCGCGGCATGGTCACCGTTGCTGACTCAGTGCACGGCGCTGACACAGGCATTATTGAAACAGACGAGATGACGTTTGCGCTCTGCATCAATATGGATAAACCCGGCGTTAGCGGTCGTCTCTTTTCCAATTTCTATCCCGGTGTAGCGCCGTTCTCGGGCATTCAGTTGCGCATTGAACCCAATGGCGTACTGATTTTGCAAATTGCCACCGGGGATGTAAATAACGGTCAGACGGGTACTATTTCCGTGACCTCGGTCGAGAACGGCGGAGCTGTCGGGGGATGGACGCGCTTCACAGTAACAATTTCGAATACCGAAGCATCGATCACACGCGCAGCGGGTAATCGTGCGGTAACGCCAATCGCGAAGCGAAACAAATCGACCCGACCGTTGATACTGAATGGTTCTCCCAGCCAGGAACAAAACATGGGCCTGCCTGGGATCATGGGGGTTGTCGCTGTCTATGACAGAGTATTGACCGCCGAGGAACAGACAGATAAACGTGACAAACTTAAGACGATCATGGGCCTGCGTGGCGAATTCGTTAATTAACAGGTGGGAATATGGCCGATAAAAAGTTTCTCACTCTGATCACTGCCGCGGGTGCCGAACGTCTGGCAAATGCGGCAGTCACAGGCACGCCGGTAGCCATCGCAGAAATGGCCGTCGGTGATGGCGGTGGCCTTTTGTCGATGCCGAATAGCGCCAGCACCGGCCTGATCGGTGAGCAGTACCGCGGCATACTGAATAAACTGACGATCGCGGACAGTGATGCCAGCGTCATCGAAGCAGAAATGATCATGCCGCCACAGATCGGTGGTTTCTGGCTTCGCGAGTTGGCGCTATACGCCGAAGATGGCGAATGCATCGCCGTTGGCAACATGCCGGAAACCTATAAACCGTTACTGGCTGAAGGTTCGGGCCGCTTCCAAATCATCAGGATGCAATTGAAAGTCAGCAGCACGGCCGATGTTGAGCTTATCGTTGACCCATCGGTAATCCTGGCAACGGTCGAAGACGTCAATACCCTGGAAGAAAAGGTCAAAGACTATACCGATGACCAACTGTCAGACCATGAGCAATCGCGCAACCACCCGGATGCAACGTTGACTGAGAAAGGCTTTACTCAGTTGAGCAATGCCACGGACAGTGACAGCGAGAAATTGGCTGCCACGCCAGCAGCAATCAAAGCTGCCATTGCAACCGCAATCCGCGAGGCATGGGAGCTGGACAACCCGGTTGGATCTTCTCGTCTGTTCAACCAGAACTTAAATCCCAATGAACGTTGGCCGTGGTCAACGTGGGAGTATGCCGGCGAACATCTGACGATCAGAACGGCGAAAGCTGACGGATCCGATGTTGGCGCTTTGGGTGGTAGCGACACCGTGACCATTTCGCGCGCCAATCTGCCGGCGGAAGAAATCAACGTATCGGGTACAGCACAAGATACCGACCTTGGGACTAAACGCACTAAGCTGGGCGGAAAGCACGTTCATCATGGCGTACCTAAACGCAACAGTGATTATGAGTTGGGCGGCAACAATCGGGTATTCTTCGACCCGTATCAGGAAGGTGACACGGACGAAGCCGGCGAACACGATCACGAATTGGAGTTAGGCCCGCACGGCCACCCCGTTTCGGGGAAAACTGACGCGCTGGGCCAGGGTCAGGCGGTCAGCGTCGTTGAACGCCACAAACTACAAATGCTGTGGCATCGCGTGGCCTGACCCATCAGCAAACAACAAAGCCCCTTTCGGGGCTTTTTCTTGTCCTGCAGTACAGCCGGCAGCAACTATGTCACCAGGTACCGGCACCATCATTTCACCCGAACAGACCGTTGACCGAATCCGATACCGAGTTAATCGCCTTTGTCGCACTGGTACGCAGTTCGCCCAGCACGTCGCTGGCGGATGTCGTTTGCAGCTTCTCCCTGAAATCGCTGTCGACTCGGCTCAGGCTGATAGTGAACTCAATTTTTTTCGCATTCCCATAGCGGTCAAACTCCGACTTCCCCCGCTCCAGTCGCGTCATGACATACATGCCGTAGATCCGGCCGTCGCCCTCAATCAGCGGCCAGGGACGCCCGGCATAGCCGATAGTCTCCAGCGTATACAGCGACACTCCCCCGCCGGTGACTTCAGGGTACAAAACACCGTCAAGCGTGATGTTTTCCTCTCCCGAGCCAATGTACTGCCAGGCGGCCGACTGGTTGATACGCTCGTTCTTTACGTGGCGCCACTCCTGTGAATGGCGCAACTGCTGATACGGAAGCGTGCGCAGCGTAAAAACAAACATCCCGAATACCATCATCATGATCCTAACCTCCGTTAATCTCGATCGCGGAATGACCCGCGGTTACCTCTGGCTGTGCTGGCCATCGCATCACGCACCGCATTTCGCACCATCCGTTCCAGTTCCTGATCCGAACGTTTGCCCACGTCGTTAAAATTCAACTGGAAGATGGGCGCCCCGCCTCCAGGTGCAGATACCGGCGACATAGCGGCTGGCTGCGTTGCAGACGGAACCGAGAGCACACCACCGCCCGCCGCAGCAACACGCGGTACAGGCTGCGGCATGACTCGCGCCTCCTGGTACGCTCCACGCAGCGCCAGCGCACGGGGAAGGTTTTTAAAGATGATATCCCCCGGACCAATACGTTTAGCGGCGGCTTTGGTATTGTCCGCGGTGGCCTTGGTACTGCCGGCAATCTCACTCAGCCGGCGCTGCGTGCCGGTATCGCCGGTAAGCGCCGGAGGCTTCGGGGCACCGGTGTTTACCGGTTCGGGTTTCGTTACCGCATTGAGATCACCGGTCAATACGTTGATGCGATTTTGCAGTAAAGCCAACCCTGAAGGGGTCAATTCCAGCTTCGCCTGCTCGGCTTTTTGCTTAGCCCGTTCGATGCCATCCGGGATTAAACCAAGTTTTTCAAGCAACCAGCCGACGGAATCCATCAGAAACGTGATTGGTGCAAACAGCAATTGCAGTGCTGAACCAAACACCCGGCCAAACGTTTCACCGGCGCTGGCGCACTTATCCAGCGTCTCTTTGCTGGTCTGCATCGGTGACAGCAGTTTGGTAAACCAGTCCCACACACGACCAATGGCGTCGCCAATCACGCCGAAAATTGGAGCAATGCGGGCAAACGCATCACGCAGAGGCGCCAGCGCCTGCATAAAACCGGCACCGAAGCCGACAAAGAACGCCTTAATTGGCTCCCAATAGCGCCAGATAAGCACGCCGGCCGCGACAAAGGCCGCACCAATCAGCCCGATCGGGCTTAGCAGAAAAGACAATGCCGCAGCCAGCGCCGAGATAGCACCGGTTATGACCCCCCAAAGCGTAGACAGCCCCGTCAGCCGTAACGCCAGCCCGACCACCCCACGCACCAACGAGCCCAGGGCAGCCGATGGCGCCATGAAAACGCCCATCAACATACCGCGCAACGGCACCAGCGAACTGAACAGCCCACGGAAACCGCCAGACAGTGACGCCAATATGCGCGACCAGCCGCTCACCCTCGCCATGGCATTGCCACCTACGCCAACAAAACCACGCAACGCGGCAATGGTTCCCACCACCCCGCGCCCACCCGTCAGCAAAGTAAAGCCCAGCCGCAGCTTAGCCAGAGGCCCAATCAACAAGCCGGTGGCGAGGCTGGCGATACCCAGCGACGCAACCAAGACAGTGAGAGCGCCAGCAACTAACAGAATTGACTGCGCTAAACGCGGGTTTAATTTCACCCACTCACTCGCAGTATTAATCGCCTCACTCAATCCTTGCGTCAGCTTGCGCAGCGGCCCGTCGGCGGTTTCCTCTACCTGAATACGGAAACCTTCCCACGCTGAGTCCAGTTCTTTCAGGTCACCTCCGAGGTTATCAGCCATCACCTTGGCGGCTTTTAATGCTTCCCCCTGAGCCTTCTTCAAATCACTCAGCAGCTTCTGCAATTCGCCACTGCCGGCAGACAGTACCAGCGACTGGAATGCCTTTGCGGCTTCCTCACCGGCAATATCCTTGAAAAAAGACAACTGATCGGTGTCGCCGTATTTCTTAATCTTTTTGTAGAGGTCGGACAGAACAACTTCGGCCGGGCGCATTTTGCCGGTGGCATCGGCCACGGTAACGCCCAGTTCTTTCAGCGCCGCTTTAGCTTTCCCTGTTGGCGCCGCCAGGCGGGAGAACGTAGTTTGCAAACCTGTACCGGCGATACTTCCCCGCAAGCCGACGTTAGCCATCACGCCAATCATCGCCGTCGTTTGTTCAACGCTGACGCCGAGGTTAGACAACCCCGTACCGGCGTACTTCATCGCCTCACCGATGTTCTGCAGATCGGTGTTTGTGCGGGTGAACGCCCCGGTCAATACGTCACTAACACGATCCATTTCCTTCGGGTCGAGACGGAACTGAGACAGGATGTTTGAGCTGATATCCGCGGACTCACCGAGATCCATGCCGCCGGCCAGCGCCATATTGAGCACGCCAGGCAGTGCGGCCTGAATCGCCTGTGGCGTAAAGCCGGCCATTGCCAGGAATGCCTGTCCGCTGGCGGCGTCGCGGGTGGTGAAGGCGGTTTCGGCGCCGAGTTTTTTCGCTTGGGCGCGCAAGTCCCCCAACTGTGAGGAATTTTTATCCAACCGCGTCAGCGCTTGAACGCGTGACATTTCGGCATCGAACCCAACGGCCGGAGCCAGGAAGCGGCCACCGGCGTACCCAGCCGCTGCGGCGCCGACAGCCATTCCCATGCCAGAACTGCGCAGTTTGCCGGCGGTGTCTTTGGCGCGGGTGTAACCGGCTTGCGCCTGAGTAACTGCCGCCAGTTGGCGCCGTTCCCGCTCCAGTTGCTGGTTATATTGTGCCGTTCGCCGGATGGCACTTTGCACCGCGCCGCTGCCGGCCGACAGATTGACGCCATGCTGCCGCACAGCCTGGGAGGCTTCGCGCAGTTTTGCAGTCTGCAGGCTGTAGGTTTGCGTCAATCGTGAGAGCTTGCCACGCAGGGTTTCCAGGTGCACAGCCTGGGCGTCGGTCAGTTGCCCGCCTTCTCGCACAACCTGATTCAGGCCGTTAAATTCGCGCTTTGTGCGATTAATTTTCTGCGCAGTATCGTTGGCCTGCGTGCGCAGCCGATCGAAGCTGGCAGCCTGTTTATCCAGGTCTTTGACGGCACTTTGGGTTTTCTTGAGGGAGTCAGAAAGGCCGCTAACAGCTTTACTAGCGGCTTTAACCGGGCGGGTGAGTTTGTCAATCGCGCTGAACGCGACGCGAATACTAAGATCCATGATCGTCCTCTTCGTCTTCATCGTCATGGTTGCCGCTGCGGATGGCGGCGCGCTGACGCCAGGCCATCAACTCGCGCAGCTCCATGCCGTACATCTCGGAGGGCGGCCAGTGGAAAACAACAGCAATATCAGCGATGAGTTCCTCAACGCTGATAAAAAGGGGTTGCCTTACTTGCTCACCGTCTCCGCTGAGTTCGGTACGGACGGCGCCGCTTTGGTCAAAAAAGGCGTCAGCTCTTCGATGAACGAAACAAAATCCCCGGTATCCAGAGTGGAAATTTCCAGCGAGGTCAGGGCCGGCGAAGTCACGCGGGTGAGCAGCGTAGAAATAGCGTCATAATCAAAGTTGAGCACATCGACCAGACGTAGACCGCGCAACGAGCCCGCTTGCTTAATGGTGTCGGTGATAGCGACGGTGCTGATTTCATTGCCGTTGCGCTTGATCGGGGTGGTAAGAGTAACTGACATTGTAAAGTTCTCCAGGCGGTAACCTGTACCGCCGTCATAGTAAGTGAGGGTTAAGCAGCCGAATCAGCTACCCATGCCAAGCGCTGAAGTGATGCGGTCCGGGTACAGATTTTTCCCGTTACGCTTATAGATAAAGTTCAGCAGGTCAATTTCCAGCAGCGCCTTGTCATCCACCGACAGCTTGTAATAGGTGTTTTTGATGGCATAGGTGTGATTGGTGTCGTCGCCCTGCTTGGCTTCACCCGGATCGATTTCGGTGATACGGCCGCGCATCTCGACTTCCATCAGCGAACTGGTGCCGCCGCTGTAGATTTCGCCGACAAAGCGCAAGCGCATTTCGTCAATATCGCCGCCGTATTTCAGGATCAGTTCCTCAACAACACCACCGACCACCATGGAAGCATCCAGGGCGCCGCCATCCAGGCCGAGATCAACCGCTACCGCCCCCAGCATCCCGCCGCCCTGATAATCCTCAGTTTTGCGGGTGACCTTTGGCAAGGTGACGCTGGGAACTTTGCCGATGTGATTGGTGCCATCGATAAACACCGTAAACAGCCGAAGTTTCTTAGGGATAGCCACTTATGCCCCTCCCAGCGACGCAAAGGCCGCTTCGTAATATTGATCGGTGAAGGTCTGGATCATGGTCAAATCTTCCAGCGGCGGCACCGGGCTGTAGTTGTAACGCACCACCGCCTTACCCTGACGAATGCCCGTCGTTGGGTTATCCACGATATCGAACCAGCACGCGGCGCCAATCAGTTTGCCGGCGGTGACCAATCCTTGCAGCTTGGCGTCAATACCGCTGACCACATCTTTGACGTTGGCCGGCGTTAGCGGGGTATCCACCGTGGTGAACTGCGCTTCCGCAATAGTGTCAGCCAGGATCTGCGCGGTACGGGTGTACACCTCAAAAATGTACTTTTCCGTGTCCGTGGTGCGGTTGCCCCAGAATCGGAAGCCGTCACGCTTTATCAGCGTGGTGACCTCGTTTGCATTCAACTCGTTGGCGTCTGAATCTTCCGCCTGCAGCGCCCAAAACACATCTTTGGAAATGCCGAGCACGTTACTGACCGCCACGTTGGAAAGCGATTTATGCCAGCCCTGCTCGTTGTCGATTTTCGCCCTGAGCCCCAGCGCATAGGCTACAGACGGAAACTCTTCGTTTTCGCCGGACTGCTGGTTATAGGCGATGAAGTTCGGCCAGAGCAGCATGCCTTCACGCTCAGCAAACTGCTCACGATAGGCTTTTGCCTCGACGATCGTCTCGCAACCATCGCAATAGCTGTAGGAGAACGCCCGCAGTTGCTTGGCGATCACACGCAACTGAGCGGTGACCTCCTGCGTGTCATACATCGGCACACCGAGAATGCGCGGGCGGTAGCCTACTTTCTGCTCGGCGGTCAGCAATGCAAACATACCGGTATAACTACCGTCAGCCTGGGAGCCGCCGATAATCAGTTGGGACTGCGTAGGCGCTCCCTCTTCCGTGCCGGCAGCAGCAACGCGCACCACAATGACTCGCGTGCTTACCTGGTCGGAAATAGCCTTTAGTGATTTGTACAGGGAGCCGGTTTTGCCCGCTTTGCCAAGTACGCTGATAACCCGCGTAATCAAAACCGGAGTGTTTAAGGGGAAAGTGGTAGCGTCAGCATCGTCCGCCACCGCAACCAGACCGATGACCGTTGAGTCAACGTCGTTGATCGCGGTTTGCAGGTCGGTGTTCTCCTTGACGCGCGCACCGTGGAAAAAATTGTCGGTCATACTGTACCGCCATCATGCTTGTGAGTTCGTGATGATATTCGCCGAAAAATGCCCCTGCGACACGCGACGCCGGTTGTCATGCCTCGGCGACAACAACGCGCGGTTTTCCCCATCGCGCGCGCATGAAACCATCAGCGCCGGAGGGATAACTCATGGCACTGATTACAGACTCGATCGACAAGGCAAAGTCGCTACTGGATGAAGGAACGGGGGGGATTAAGGATTACCAGGCAGAACTGTCCCGCGTGCCGGCATTCGGTGTATTGCTGGGCGGCAAGGCGTTGGCCGTATTGGATGAACGGATAATGTCACTGGAGATGACGGACAACCGCGGCTTTGAAGCCGATGAATTAACGATCACCGTGGATGATAGCGACGGCCAGCTCCAACTGCCGCCGCGAGGTGCTGAGCTTTCTGCATCGCTGGGATGGCGCGGTGAGGCGCTGATCTACAAAGGCGTTTTCATTGTTGACGAAGTGGCGCACTCCGGGCCGCCAGACACCATGACGATCACCGCTCGCAGTGCAGATTTTCGCGATGAGTTTAACGTTAAACGTGAGGTGTCCTGGCACGACGTTACCGTTGAGCGAGTTGTGTCTGCTATTGCTCGGCGATATAGCCTGAAACCGATCATATCCGAGTCGCTAATGGGGCTGGAGATCGACCACGCCGACCAGACGCAAGAAAGTGATATGTCCTTCCTGACGCGCATGGCTGAAATGCTGGGTGCCATCGCCACAGTGAAGAACGGCAGCCTGCTGTTTATCCTGCCCGGCGGCGGCGTCAGCGCATCAGGTGAGGCACTCCCCTCCTTCGCTATCACCCGCAGCAGTGGCGATCGACATTCATTCCGTATTGCCGACCGCGACGCCTATACGGGCGTACGCGCTTACTGGCTGGATCTGGAGTTTGGGAAGAAGAAAAAAGTTACGGTAAAAAAGCGCAAACCTGAGAAAAAGAAGGTGGAACGCAGCAGCAACCGCGAGGGTGATTATCTTGACGGTGAAGACGGCAATGTTTATGTGCTGCGCAAAACCTACAATAACGAAATCGCCGCAAAGCGCGCCGCCGCTGCAAAGTGGCAACAGCTAAAACGCGGCGCTGCTGAATTTACCCTCACGTTGGCTTATGGCCGCGCCGATTTATACCCGGAAATGCACGGCACCGTTACCGGATTTAAAACGGATATCGATAATCAGGACTGGATTATAGCCAGGGCAAGTCATTCTATTGATGGAAACGGCTTTACCACCCGGCTTGAATTTGAGGCAAAAATACCCGAATGGATTGCAGAAAGTGGAGAGTGACGGCCATAATGTCAGGGAGTTCAACTCCCGCCATGGGAGGCCATCATGTTTGTTTGCCCGATCTGCGGTGCCGTCGCTCGCACGCGTACCAGTCGCCGTCTCAGTGAAATGACGATCCGACAATATCATCAGTGTCAGAATTTCGAATGCAGCATCACGTTCACGACGCTAAACAGCGTTGAAAAATTGGTAACCAAGCGCGGCCCTAGTGATGTGTTACCGCCCGATTTTATCCCGCAAGACGCCTTCCCTACATCCCACTATGGGCGTGATCAACTTAACTTGATGTTGTAGCTACTTCCGCCCCGCAATCTCAAATATTGCGGGGCTTAAAGAAGATGATAAAACGCTTTTTACAGCTTAATTATCTTTGATAACATCATGCTCAATTATTACTAATTAAAATTGGATAGGGACATGAAAAGAATATTATTTTTTCTTGCTTTAGTATCTCTGGTCGGATGCAAACCAAATGCAGATAAAGCTTTAGAGCTTGCCCAAAAGGAAGTTGCAGCAGATACAAAAGATCCTGACAGCGCAAAGTTTAGATATCTGCGATTCGTACAGAAGGACGACATGCCAGATGGCACTGTAAACGGTTTAGTTTGTGGTCAGTTAAATGCGAAGAACGGCTTCGGTGCGTATGCAGGGTTTTCGCCGTTTATGCTGGAGATTCGTATGAAATCGAAAGGTTTTTTCTCTTCTAAAGTAACCTACTCAATTTTAGGTAAAAGAATTTATACCGAATACAACCAGCCTGACCTGGCTAGCTACCAGAAAGAATGCGGCCCTGATGAGTGA